CACCTGGACTAAGTTGAAAAGGCATTGTAATTCTCCTTGTTACATGTACATGTTATTTGTTTGTGCCATTGAAAGTTTAAGCATTCACTAGATTATTTAGTATTTTAGAAGTTTAGAAGAGGTCTTTCTTCTGAACCTTGTCCGTCTGCTATAAACCCAAATGGAGTTAATTCATTTTCAATCGCTTTTATTCGAGACCTGTAAATCAGATCTCTCAGATTGATATCATTTAAATCTTTAAAGTATGGCTGAGTAGTTAACCAGCCAAATAAAACCAAAGTCATTACCAGATCGTCACAGTATCCATCATCTGCTGCATATGAACCCTTTGATTCAATAAAAGTTGTAATCTCTGAAATAGTATCGGCATCTGGAATCAATAACTTTTGTTCCTCAACCATGGTTTTCAGATTCATACAACCAATTCGTTTAACCTTTCTATCAGTGACAATACCCAGTTGGGCACGACCACCACCGAAACCACCAGAAACTGCTTGTCCCTGACTGTTTCTATTCACAAACAAAAGGTTATCATATTCTAATTCGTTGTGCAAAATATTAGCAACTTGATCACTTATATTTATCTCAACCAAAATGTAGGCATTATTGTATTCCTTGGCAACCTTATAGATAAAGTTTGGGTACAATAATGTAGACACATCATTTTTTCTAAACTTGGCAACCTGTTTATAAGGTGCTGTAGTAATGTCAATAACTGAAAAGGCTGAATAGTCGCCTTCAACACCAGCTGATACATCGGCAATTAACACATAGGTATGTGGTGGTTTCATAATTGGCTTACCAAAGTTATCAAACTTACCACTTTCCATTTCATAGACTGGTTCTTCAAACACATCCAGTCCATCTTTGGAGTAAACAGGATATATCGGCGACATCATTGAAATAACATCGGAGTTAATCAATGTCATTGCAGAACCAAGGAACTTACAAAGTACCTCTTGGTTATACTTTAGATCACCGAGAATTGCTTTCTGTTCAAGTGCCCACTTTTCATCACGACCTGGAATCTTCCAGTATGGAATGAAACAGTTTACAAAACCATTACGCCCATGTTCAGCATCATTCCAGAATTTCCAAAAGTGATTATAACCAAGTGGTGTTGAACTCAACAGAATCTTTGTTGTTTCACCTGCAGAAATAGTAGGATAAACAGAAGTAAAAAACTGTTCAGCAACAGTGTTAGGAATAATCGCTGCTTCGTCCACGTAAAGTAAGTTAACAGACTTACCACGAATACCAGAGGTAGATGTTGCAGCGGTAAATACCTTTGAACCATTTTCTAATTCAACATCACCTTTGTTCCAAGATTTAATACCTTGCTGCAGCCAAACTGGCAATCCTTCATACATAATTTGATAACGAGCAAGAACTTCACGAGCAGCTGTTGCTTTGTTGGCCAAGATCGCTACAGTTTTGGCATCTTGAAATATTGTGTACCAAAGAATATAGGCTGCAGAAGTAGTAGTCTTACCTTGCTGGCGACCTTCCATAAGAATAACTTTACGATTCTCATGAATAATTTTTAATTTTTCTTTTTGGCAATCATACAACTTAAACAACTGTAGACCATGATCAAGAGTAACAATCTGACAGTAATTTTCAATAAAGTAAATGTAATCATTCTTACACTTAATGTACTCTTGAATTTGTTCAGGAGTAAAATTTACCGAAACACCGATTGCTTTCAGGTTTGGGTTTGCATTATATACTATTGCCATTAGAAAGTGTCATTCCAAGTTTCAGCAATTGTTGCTGTTGTAAAATCACCTGTGGCAGTAAATTTTCTATGTGGTTGGTGAACACCAATATCATTAATAAACACTGTAGTAATCGGACCAGTATTTGTAACTGGACCAAAGAAATTAGATTTTAGCGTAAAATTAATTGTATAGGTAACAAATCTTCTGTCTTGAAAAGTTCCATCATAATTATCTTCAATATTTACACTATTTAAAATAATAGGAATATCCATTGTTACATCTAACTCTGGAACAGCATTAATGCTTAGAGTAAACTCAGGTGTAAAGAAAGGAAGAATCTGTTCGACAATCTGCAAACAGTCTTCTTGAGTCTTTGAAATAATATAAAGAGCAATGTCAAAGTTATAAGGAACAGGACTATATGCTTGGTTCACTGAAGTTGGAGTTGTTTCAGTATTGTTTGCGCTTATCTTATTCATACGATTTGTTTTTCTTGACGAATCGTATGACATACTTGTAATCTCAAAGGACATTCTTGGAAGAGTAATATAAGTATTTTTTTCCAGTGCTGGATCTTGTTCAATACGAACTAACCATTTTTCTTTAGGAGCATAAGTAAGCGGAACAACAAGTGTTTGAGCAACAGCACCAGTGTTATCTTGGCGTTGAATTTTAATGTTACTGAATAAACTACCGAATGATACGATAACCTTACGAGTCAATCCGTGATAGAATGGTGGGATATTAAGCATTATTGAATATCTCCGAATGGATTGTTAACATTGAAAACAACATCAGTTGCTTCTGCTTTAAATTTAATATTGTCACCATAAGAGTTTGGTAAATCTGGATTAACTTCAATTGTGGCAACAGCAGTGGCTGGAGTTCCAACGTATAACAATATTGCTGAACCATTGGCAGCTGAACCAGTAGTATGACTTGGTGGTGTAGAAGCCAGAGTCCCTGCAGTTGTTACTTTATACAATTTATTACTATACGCAATATTTACATTAGTGTTTACTGCAGTAGAAGCAGTCCACCATGTTCCAATTTTTATTGTTGGAGCAGAATCATATCCAGTTCCAATATTTAAAATATTAATTGCCGTTACCGAACCAGATGTCATTACCAAAGAAAGACTTGCTGGTTGGAAAGCAGCAGTACCATCGCCACCTGTCAGTGTAATTGTTGGTGTAGTAGTGTATCCTGAACCTGCGCTGGTAATGTTAACATGAGTAACTGAACCAATCGCATTTCTTGCGTAGTCGATGTCATAAGTCTTTAGTGTTTCAAATACATCAATATCTTTAAATCCAGTATCAATATGCTCAGAAGCGTACTGATACAATTCAATATTAAGACGATAAACATAAAGTTTACCAAGTTGATAGAATGGATCTTGATGTTGAACAAACTTAATTTCAAATAGACCTTTTGTTAAAGGGAAATATAACAAGTCCCCTTCGCATGGTCTATTTGGTAATTGAGTCTGACCAAACCTTCCAACAAGCTGTTCCCAACGACGACGAGCAACTGTAAGAGTTGCTGACTGTTCCATCATAAGACCAAACTTTTCAATGAACGCACCTTGTCCTTCAAACCCTTGATTGGTTTCAAGGTACATCTCAATACCGTATGCTTCCTTAAACTCAGACAACCTGTCTTCACCAAGAATATCATCCTTGGCTACCAGTGTTCTTGGGATATAGTAGAAATCTTGCCCATAAATCTGCATTGACTCAACGATAATATCTTCTAACAGATATTGTTCGTTGGCAGTTCCTTGGGAAAAGTAGACATTGCGTGCCATTTATTAACCCATCATAAAGTCAAGGGGAGCAGATTTATTTTGTAGTTCGTCTTCTAGTGCTTTAATTTCTACATTGGCTTCGTTATAGAGTAAGTTACCATCTAAGGTTACACCACCTGGAAGTTGTAGACCACTAAACTTTTTAAGATTAGTTCCCCACTGACGCTTGAATAGTGCAGTGGTATAACGCTTGAGCCATGGTTCGTTCCATACTTTAGTAAATTCAACAGGATCTAAACCACGATACGCTTCAACAACAACATAGTTGCCGACATCAATCTTTTGACCATTGAGCCAGTCAATGTCGATTTGCAATCTGTTTTCTAAACGATTAAAACGGTAGATAGGTTTACCATTTAACAACAAGTCTAATGTTGCCAAGTGTTGCATAACAGTTGTGTAATAGATTAACGAAGTGCTAGACAAATCGTACAGGTCGTTTAATCTAAGTTGATATTGTAAGTCAAAGATTGACTTAGAAGAAGATGTTCCTTGAAACAGTGGCATAACTCTGGTAACACCATAAACTGAATCAGCGATAGGAATATATTTGTTCTCGATATCGCCAGGAGTAAACCAATCAGTAACAGTGCTAATTGTTCCAGTGATAGTTGCGCCAGCAGCATTAGTGCCAGTAATTGTTTCGCCAGCAGTAAACATAACTGATGGTCCAACTGGACGACCAGTAACAACAGGAAGCAAACGAGCAACATAAAGAACACTTTGATCAGTGTTATATGGAAGCACACCATTTTGTGAACCATACACAGTTGCAGCGACACCTGATGTTTGACCAATTATTCTTGAATTACCAGCAAAGGACAATCCATTATTGGATGTAATTTTTAATGTTGATGCAGTAATTTGATGTTTCAAATATAACTTCTCGATACCATCGTAGTGATAAAGACGGAAAATATCCAACGATTCATCAATACGATCTTCTAGCTGATCATCGTCCACGTTTATCTCAAGCACAGGTGCGCCAAGGTTTCGTAAACAATATTGTTTAAAATCTTCTCTGCTTGCTGGAATTGCCATATTACATTCCTACCTTTGCTTTTAATTCTTCGATTTGTTTTTGTTGTTCTTTAATTGCTTCAACCAATAGTGGCACAAGACGTTCATAGTGTAGAGTCATATACTGTGGATCAATTGGAGCAGGGGCAATAACTTCAGGAAGCACTGCTTGAACTTGTTGAGCAGATAAACCAACTTCTTCTTTAGATCCATCATATCCCAGTGCCACTGCAGTTTCGTTTGCGTGGTAGTGGAAACCATCAAGGGAAAGAACTTTCTCAAGAGCATTTTGAATATTACCAGTACGAGTCTTCAAACGATCGTCAGAGAAGTAAGAAGTAATTGTAGTGGTAGCAGTGATTGCGCCAGTAACTGTTAATGCGCCAGTTGCCATGGTAGAACTGAACGACCCAACAGAACCAGTAAGAGTTCCAGTGAAAGTTGGTCCAGCGGATAGAACAACAGAACCAGTTCCTGTAGAAGTAGTAACACCAGTACCACCATTGGCAACAGGTAGAGTTCCCGTAATACCAGTGCTTAATGGTAAACCAGTACAACTTGTCAGAGTACCAGAGGAAGGAGTTCCCAGAACAGGAGTTACCAGAGTTGGCGAAGTAGATAGAACCACGTTACCAGAACCAGTTGAAGTAGTAACACCAGTACCACCATTGGCAACTGGTAATGTGCCAGTGACGCCAGTGCTTAATGGCAAACCAGTACAGCTGGTCAACGTGCCCGAAGATGGTGTACCAAGAACAGGAGTTACCAGAGTTGGACTTGTTGCTAGAACTAAGTTACCAGTGCCAGTTAATGTTTGAAAACCAATATAATCAGCATCCCAATCTGCAGCAGTAGTTGTAGTTGTAGCAATACAAGTTACTAGTAAAGTAAGTCCTGCATAAACAGTGGCAACTAAGTTGCCACCAGAAGAGTTAACTGTTAAATTACCAGTGGAATTATTTTCAATTTCAAAACTTACACCAGTAACTAAAGTGCTTGTTACTGGAAGAACAATAGTTTGTGTAGTTGATCCAGTAAACAACTGTCTAAAGTTGCTTGCTGCTGTTAATGTAGTTGTACCAGCTGCAGTGGCAGTTGTGGTATAACCCATTTTAATATTATCAATAACTGGTAGCGATATCGTTGGACCAGTACCAAGAACATTTGCGCCTGAACCAGTTGAAGTAGTAACACCAGTACCACCATTGGCAACAGGTAGAGTACCAGTAACACCAGTAGAAAGAGGAAGACCAGTACAACTTGTCAGAGTTCCTGATGATGGAGTTCCAAGAACAGGAGTAGTTAGCGTTGGACTAGTAAGAGTTTTATTTGTTAGTGTTTCTGTTCCAGCTAATGTCGAAAGTGTACCAGATGTTGGTAGAGTAAGAGCAGTTGTCGCAGAAACTGTTAGAGTAGTACCGAATGCTCCTGAAATTGTTAATGTGCTGGCAGCGTTATTTGCTACACCAGTACCACCATAAGCAGCACCAATAGCAGTTCCATTCCAAACACCAGTACCGATAGTACCAACAGAAGTTAGTGAAGAACTTACAACAGTAGAACCCAATCCCGTTGCGGTAAGCATTGAGACGTTATTAATTTTAAATACTTTACCAGTGGCAATATTCCAGTTTTCTGAAGAAGTCCAGTTATTGTTAGTGCTATCCCAAGTAATAGTTTTATCAGTAGCACCCTTTAGAGTAATACCACCACCATTTGCAGTAGTATCAGTTGGTGTAGCAACTTTACCGATCTCAATATTAAGGTCATTAACACTAAGAGTAGTTGCGTTGATTGTAGTAGTTGTGCCGTTTACAGTTAAGTTACCTGTAACAACAGCATTATTATTAATTGTAGTTGTACCAGTTGCAGCACCGATAGAAACTGCAGTGCCAGCAGCAAATAACGCTGGCGAAGTTGGTGTCGCAAAGAAAGAAGTAGAACCAACTGTGGCGTCGATAGATGTTAAGCCAGCGATAGTTGTGCTAGAAGCACCAAGAGAAATAGCAGTAGATCCAACAGTTACAGAACTGTTAGTTAGAGAAGTGTTTGGTAATGTTCCACCACCAGAAGTAGTGAACAAAGCAGTAGTACCAGCGTAAAGTGTAACGCTGCCACCAAGTGCTGTTGAAGCACTATTAATTGTTATGGTGCTGTTTGTTAGTTTGGCATTGGCGATTGAACCAGCCAACATTGTATTAGTAACACTTCCTGTATCACCTGTCGTAACAACAGTACCAGTTGTTGCTGGTAAAGTAATAACAGTGCCAGTACCTGCAACTGCAGTTGGTATAACTTGTATCGTTCCTGATGTAGAACCTGCATAGGTTTCGCTTAGAATACCAGTCAATGCTAAGTTAGCAGAAGCACGATTCAATGCAACAGCAGTTGTTCCGATATAAACAGTTGAGTTACCAAGAACTGTTGAAGAGATTGTTCCAGTCAAACCACCAGCAGCTGCAACAAATGTACCATTAACTGTTGTTGTTCCACTTGTTGCGGAACCAATATTAATGGCAGTTGTAGAACCAGTAGTACCATTGGTACCAATGTTAATCGTTTTAGTAAATGCGCCAGTAAGTGCAGCAGTTGAGATATTGGTTGTTGACGATGCACCAGTTCCAGTATATCCAAGAGTTAGTGCAGTTGGGCTGGCAAAAGCACCGAAGGTTGCACCTCCATCAATACTAGTAGTGAAGGTTGGAGCAGTTCCAAATACTAGAACACCAGTTCCAGTCTCATCAGAAATAACGCCAGCCAATTCAGATGAAGATGTTGCAGCAAATACAGATAACTTATTTGAAGTATAAGCAACAGTACCACCAGAACCAAAGGCAACAGAAGAGGAGTCGGTACCAGTAAATGTTAATGTATTTGATGCAGTAAGAGTTTTTCCATCAGCAATCGTTAGAGTAGAACCAGTGGCAGGTGCCGTGAACGCTACCTTGTTAATGCTAGTAGCTGTGGCAACACCAAGAACTGGCGTAGTAAGAGTTTTATTACTAAGTGTTTCTGTCCCAGCGAGAGTTGCCAGTGTACTTGTTACTGATGGTAGTGTAATAACTGCAGCACTATTGGCAATATTACTACCAGTTAAATCTAAGTTGTCGCCAGACGCTAACTCGTATATCTTCGAGTCAGCAGAATTTGCTATAAGGGGGAATCTATTTGCCATTTAATTATTTATCCTTAAATTGTCACGCTAAATGTGCCAGCTCTTGCATATACTGGAAGCTGGCCAACATAAACAAAAACATTGAATGTCGATGCTCTGGCGTAGATCGCCATATATCCACCAGCTATGGCAGAAGACCATTGAACACCTGTTCCAGTGGAAGAAAGAAACTGTCCACTGGCACCAACAACTCCATTGGCTGTTAAAGTTCCAGTAACAACAGGAGCAGAGAGAGTTTTATTTGTTAGTGTTTGAGTTCCGGAATTTGTAGTTACTGTTGAATCGATGGCAATAGTCACTGCCGCAGATCCATTGAAACTTGATCCAGATAAACCAGTACCAATTGTTAACGGATTAGTTGTGGATCCGCCACCTGACGATCCCCACTGAACACCTGTTCCAGTTGATGTTAATACTTGTCCACTTGTTCCTACTCCACCACCAGCAGTGAGAGTGCCAGTGAGAGTAGCGGAAGATAGAGTTTTGTTAGTTAATGTATCAGTCGTTGCTCGACCAACTAGCGTATCTGTTGCAGCTGGTAGAGTTAGAGTAGTAGTCCCTGCAACAGCAGTGGCTAGGACAGTAGTTGTCCCTGATGTT